ATAAATAAATAAAGATAGTAATTTTTATTATAATGTACCTTTTTTATAAGGGTACATTGTTTTGGAATAAAAGTAAATACAAAAATAATTATCTTTGAAATAAACACTGTATATTTATTAAGATAGGAGGATGTTGTTTGTGATCCTTTAGAGCTTAGTGTTGCACAAACTTGAATGTTTATTTTGTTTGTTGTATAATACTCTATGCTCTTACTTATCACAAAAAATATATGAAATGGATACTTAAAAATATCAAAGTTTCTGAATTAAAAGAATGGGAAAAAAACCCGAGAATTTTAAATGAAAAAGGTTTAGCGGATTTAAAGAAAAGTATTAAAAAGTTCGGACTCGCTGAACCTCTTGTTTGTAATACTGATTTTGTTATATGCGGTGGACATGGCAGAAAGAAGGTACTTGAGGAGCTTGAAATTGAAGAAGTCGATTGCTATTTTCCCGAAAAAAAGTTGTCTCCAAAATTATTCGATGAGCTTAACATACGGCTTAATGCGAATATTGCAGGTGAATTTGATTATGATGTACTAACGAGCGATTGGGATAAAGACGAACTTGAAGATTGGGGACTTGATTATGATTTTTCTGAAGAAGATTTTAATAACATAAAAGATAATAGCGAAAGATCCGTAAAAGAAAAAAATAACGAAATAGCGTGTCCGCATTGTGGGGAGACTTTTAAAATATAAAACAATAAAAATGCCTATTCCATATATGGGAAGCAAAAGAACATTAAGCGAAAAAATATATAATGCTATTTCACAAAGAGATAAAGGAAAAAGCATTATAGTTGATTTATTTTGTGGCGGACTGGCTATAACAGAAAAATTTTACAAGAAAGGATGGAGTGTTATTGCAAATGATAGAAATAAATATGTAATTGCTCTTGCAGAAAAAGCAATAGAAGGAGGATTTAATGATGATGTTTTTATTCCTGATTTTATAACGAGAAATAAGTTTTTTGAAATAATAAAAAATAAAGACAAATATGATGATTGGCTAGTTGGATATGTTCAATGTATATGGAGTTTTGGAAATTCCCAGTCAGCATATCTTTTCGGAAAAGAAGTAGAAAAATACAAAGAAGCAGGACATGAGTTAGTGATTTATAAAAAATGTGATAAGCTGAGAAGCCTTGTTCTAAGTTTTCCGAAAAGATATATTGAAAGTATTTGTGCAATTGACAACTGGCACACCAGAAGAAGTGCACTTAATAAAGCATCACACAAGTTGAAAACAAGAAAACTTGAACTGCAACAACTGGAACAACTGGAACGACTGCAGCAACTGGAACAACTGGAACAACTGGAACAACTGCAACGACTGGAACTAAACGCTAAAGAGTATAAAGAAGTATCAATACCAAAAAACGCAGTAGTTTATTGTGATCCTCCATATAAGGGAACAGCAGAATATTCAGAAAGCGGATTTAATAGTAATGAATTTTGGGAATATGTTAGAAATCTATCTAAAACAAATAGTGTATATGTAAGTGAATACAAAGCACCAGATGATTTTTCATATATAGCAAATTTTTTTAAAAGATCAGCTTTTTCGAAAAACAATAATTGCAAAAGCCAAGAAAAGCTTTTCAAAATAAAAATATAAACTTTACAAAACACAATAAACGTTTTAATTCGTTATCTATGGGAAATCCAAAAGGATCAAATGCCGGCACAGTAGGCGTTAAGGGAAAATCTGGGAGAAAATCCGCATACGAAGAAGAAGCACGAGCCAAGATGTTAGTTTCTGCATGGTTCGACAAGGGTGTGAACTTGAAGGACTTTGAAAAACTCAAAAATAAGATGAAAAAGAAAAAGGGTAAAATCTTGTTGTGGGATTTATTCAAGTTCCGAGCTACGACCAGGAAAGGAACAGGGCTTACCGCGATGTTTAACAAACTATTTCCGAATAAGCATATATTTGACGCAACGCCGGAAGCAAAAGAAGTAGACAAGCGGCTTGACAAGCTTTTAGATATCGCAAATAAACTTGATAATAAATAAATAAAGTTTTCAAAATTCTGAATGAAAGATAAATATATAACTTTCCGGCAATTTACTGAATTAATCCGTGAAGTTCCTCGTGATTTTCGGATTCGGTGGTTGTTTGAGTTTTTTAAACCCAAAAAACGATTACATTTATTCGGCAAATTCTTTTTTCCAAATGTAATTAAGGGAGACTATGAAACACCGGATTGTCATTTACTTCTTATCTCTGAGCTTTCTAGTGATAGGAATTCCGCTATTATTTTTCCGCGTGGACATGCAAAAACAACGTGGGAGAAGATCGATACTCTTCATGATATAGTGTACAAACTCGAATCGGTAATATTATATATAAGCAACACGATTACAGACGCGCAGTTTCATTTTGATGCCATAAAAGCGGAGCTTGAAAATAATGACTTACTCAAAGAAGTTTACGGTGATCTTACACCGCTAACACTAGGAGAAGTCCATTGGACTTCAAGGCATTTCGAAACAAGAAACGGTGTCAATGTCATTGCGCGCGGAGCAGGGAAAGGACGAGGAATTAATATTAAAAATCAAAGACCATCCAAAATAATCATTGATGATTCGGAAGATGATGAAATGGTACAGTCTCCGGATAGAAGACAAAAGTTTTATAATTGGCTATACAATGTCATATTCCCATCAGTTAATCCGGAGCGAAGTAAAATCAAGATGATTGGAACGGTATTGCATAGAGATTGTGAACTTCTTAGATTTCACAAAAAGCATGGTGGTATTTTTTTAAAAGCTATTGAGAAAGGAAAATCAATATGGGAAGAAATGTTTTCATTAAGGGATTTATCTGCAATAAAGCATAATATTGGCTCTCGTTCCTTCTCTCAAGAATATATGAATGATCCTTCGAGCGATGGAGCAATCATAAAAAGAGAATGGATAAAATATTATAATAGGAAAAATTTATATTTGCATGAGGGGCGGTGGTGGTACAATGACAAAGGAAAAACAATCGAAGCAAATGCGTATATGGGGATCGATCCGGCAGTCTCTCAAAAACAAACAGCGGATGATCGAGCAATCGAAACAGTTGCCTCTTATCATAAAGATTTTAATATTAATGGTGTACAAATAAATAAATCTGTTATACTAGCAATTAGTGACAAGGCCGACAAATGGTCTCCATCTGAATTCGCTGAAACATTGGTACGATTAAAAGATCTTTTAAAACCTCAAACGATTGGATGTGAATCAAACGCAACACAAGACTTGTTCAGGCATTGGTTTAATATGTACGAGATTTCCACAACTGCAATCAATCCTGATAAAGACAAAGTGCGAAGACTTAATCAGCATACGGCGGATATAGAGTTCGGATATATAATGTTTCCTGATGATGGGAGTTGTGATGAGTTAATCGATGAATTAATAGCTTTTACGGGTTTACCGAACGGATCGGACAACAGGGTCGACGCATTCGTCTACGCTTTATCATTGGCAAAATCATTCTCGTCAACTACGCCTGAGCAAAAAAAGATTCCGGGTGTTGCAGGAAATTTATTTAATAAAAAATTCTAATTATGGCTGATTCTAATTACACTCATGATGGATCATTATACGTGCCAAGTTCTGCAAGGTCAAAAAAAACCATTTCAAAATCAGTTGGAAAAACAGGAACAAATATTTTCAGCGGTTATATTGATGTGGATTATTCGACAAAATGGCAAAACTTGAGAGATAGAGTGGATATAATTAATGAGATGATAGGGAGTGATTCAACCATAGGACAGATATTGGACGCAAAAAAAGTTCCGTTATTATCAGCGAAATATTTTCTTATTCCTGCAGATGATAGCAGCGAAGCGATGAAGGTGAAGGATTTTGTGCATGAAAATCTTTTTGGAAGAATCGATTATCAATCGCATATGATCGAGGCTTTGACTCATTATGATTATGGTTTTTCGATGTTTGCAATAAATTATTCAATTGAAAACGGTAAAACATTTTGGAAAGAGTTTAAGTTTTTGGAGCAAAAAACTATAGAGGAATGGGGTATAAATCAAACAGATTGGGTTAATGGTCATCCTCAAGGTATAACACAACGTACAAGCAACGGAGACGAAGAAACCGACAAAAAGATTCCTAAATCGAACGCCGTTACATGGGATAGGCTTTTACGATATACACACAACCAAAAAGGGAATAATTTCGAAGGTGTGAGCGTTTTGCGAAGGGCATATATCCATTGGTATTACAAAAATCTATTCTATAAAATAGGCGGAATATTTGGAGATCGATATGGTGCAGGAGTGCCAACGATGAAATTCAAACCCGGAACAAATCAAAAACAGAAAGAAGAGTTTATTGAACTGGTAAAAAATATACGTGTTAACGAGCAAAGCTATGCGGTATATGAAGAAGGGAATGAATTAAGAATAATCACACCGGAAGGAACAGGCGCACAAGATTTCTTGATGGACTTTATTAAACATCAAGATAAAAAAATATATGATGCGGCAAGCGCAGGATTTTTGAACCTATCAAGCGGAGACGGTGGAAGTAACGCATTAAGTAAGGATTTAAGCTCTTTCTTCACCCGGGGATTACAATCGGATGCTGATTATCTTCTCTCAATTCAGAAGAAGCTAATTCAAAAATTATTGTATCTTAATGTTATACCGCTTGAATTAACCCCTAGATTGATTGCTTCTGATATTGGTCAACTTGCTATTGGTGAGTATATAGAAGCAGCATCAAAGGCAAAGAAGTTTAAACTTGTGACGTGGACAGCGCAAGACGAGGAAAAAGTAAGAGCCCAACTCAAACTTGACCCACTACCCGAAGATGTGGAACCGGATTATGATATAAGCAATAGTTCGGGTGATACAATGGAAGAAGAAGATGAAACAAAATTAAGTAAAAAAAAAACTCTTTTACAAAAAATAAAAGTTTCTGAAAGAGAAAAAATATTTTCAAGAAACATTTCTGATTATGAAAACTTTTTAGAGTCGTCATGGTTTGAAGTAGAAAAGATTTTGAGAGCTTCCGAATTAAAATATCAAAAAGGGCTTGAACTTATATACAAATCTACTGATACCATCTTGAAAGACGGTCAACGCAAAATAGATAAAACAAAGAAAAATAGAGAGTTGGAGAAAACGGCTTTGAAATTTATTGACGCAGTAACAAAGAGTTTGAAAGATAAAATTCTAATGAGTCCTATTCAAA